GAATCGGTTGTTGATTTTAATCAGCAAATAACATTAGTCGAAGGTCCATTTGATGCATTGGCGGTTCGATATAATGTAATACCTTTATTTGGTAAGAATTTATCTAAAAAATTAAAGATTGAACTATTAGTAAATAAAGTTCCAAGTGTAAATGTGTTATTGGATAATGATGCATTCAATGACTCGGTTAGGATTGTTGAGTTCTTGATTAAGAATAATATACCAACCAGAATAATAAATATTGGAGAAAAGGATCCATCCGTGTTAGGATTTGAAAAAACGTGGGAATTGATTGGAAGTTCTAAAATTTTAGATTTCAAATCATTTTTTGAATTAAAAATGAACTATGAACATCGTAAGAATTAATAGTGATATAAAAGAGTTTTCTGGTATATTACATATCGCCGACATTCACATTCGATTGACAAAGAGACATGACGAGTATTCATCTGTCTTTTCTAAGTTATACGACGTGGCCAAGAGAATGCCTATTAATTCGTGTATCGCCGTATTGGGAGACGTTTTCCATTCGAAATCAGATTTAAGTCCTGAATGCGTTAAGTTAGCAGGCGATTTTCTAAAAAATTTGGCAGACATTAGACCTACGGTTGTTATTTCGGGAAATCATGACGCGACTCTTTCCAATAAAAATAGACTGGATAGTTTAAGTCCAATAGTTGATGCTTTAAATCATCCAAATTTATTTTATCTTAAAAATACAGGGTTGTATATCCTCGGAGATATATTATTCAATCACATGTCCGTATTTGATGAGTCATCGGATTACATTAAGGCCGAAGATATTCCCAAAATATATTTAAATGAAACGAGACATCTTATTGGATTATTTCATGGACCTGTAAATGAGGCAATGACAGACGTTGGTTATACCGTAAGCAACCGTTCTATAACTACATCTTTATTTAATGGACATGACATTACGTTGTTGGGAGATATACATAAATATCAGGTTTTAACCACCAATTGTTCAAAAAAATCGTCGATTGTATATTGTGGATCTATTATCCAACAGAATCACGGTGAGGATTTAAATGGACATGGTTGTGTAGTGTGGAATTTAAAACAAAGAACATTCAAACAACTGAATCTTCCAAATGATTATGGATTTTTCACAATAGATATAAATAAAGGAAAGTTAATAACGGATATATCAAATTTACCCAAAAAGGTAAGACTGAGGGTTAGATGTTTTGAGTCAGTTGCATCAGAGGTCAAATCCGTCATATCTGAAATTAGATTAACCTCAGACGTAATTGAAATAACTTACGTTCGCGTAGATAGTACAGATTCGACTTCTGTTAAAACCATAGATACCAAAGATTTAAATCTATCTGACATCGGTTCCATAGATTATCAAAATAAACTAATTAAAGATTTTATAAGTGGAAAAGTATCAGATGTCGTCATTTCGGACGAGTTATATGAAAGGATTTTTGAAATAAACAAATTCCACAACCAATCAATTGATAATGATAAATTGGTTAAAAATATAAGATGGAAACCCAAGAAATTCGAATTCAGTAACATGTTTAGTTATGGTGAAGACAATGTGATAGATTTCACCGACATGCGAGGTGTTGTGGGGTTATTCGCACTGAATGCTTCTGGAAAATCTTCATTATTGTCGGCTTTAAGTTTTTGTATATTTGATAAATGTGACAGAGCATTCAAAGCATCGCACGTGTTAAATTCACAGAAAATGACATTCAGTTGCAAGTTTAACTTTGAAATAGATAAGATAGATTATTTTATAGAGAGAGTCGGAAAATCTGATAAAAAGGGCAATGTAAAAGTAGATGTCAAATTCTGGAGGGAAGAGAACGGTAAAACTACAGAATTGAATGGTGAAGCTAGAAGAAGTACAAATGATTTAATACGAGATCACGTAGGAAGTTATGACGATTTCATATTAACCGTTTTATCCATACAAAATAATAAGGCTGGCTCATTTATAGATATGGGTCAAACTGAACGGAAGGATTTATTGTCACAGTTCATGGGATTAAATATATTTGACATATTGTATCAAACTTCATCTGAAAAGATGAAAGAGATATCATCCGAAATAAAAACGTATTATAAAAACGAAACGTCTGACACTGTTGACAATTTGACAATCAAGATTGAATCTCTTAAGAAAAATTGTTTAAAGTTAAACGAGGAATATGATTCATTGATTTGTGAAAAGGAAACTTTCAACGGTTTTCTTATGGAGGAGAATAGGAAATTGGTGAAATTGGAGAAGGATGTTCCGACTGATATCGTCAAACTTGCAAGAGAACAAGAAGACGTTGAAAGATTCATAAATAAAAATGTAGATGAATTGTCTGCGTTAACAATTTCAACAAAAAAGCTAGAATTGACTTTAAGTGAATCCTCATCCTTATTCGTCAAATTTGATAAGGAAGAATTATCCACGAAATACACCGAACTTAAAAATTTGAAGGATTCGTTATTATCGGTCAAACACGATGTAGATAAAAAGAAAATATTTATTTCTGCTAAATTAGAAAAAATAAACAAATTGAAGACGCATGAATATGATCCGAATTGTAAATATTGTGTGAATAACGAATTTGTTAAAGACGCGATGGTTGCGCAATCGTCTTTAGACAGTGATAAAGATGTAGCCAGCAAACTTGTTAAAAATTATGAATTATTAAATGCAAAAATTAAAGAATTATATCATGTAGAAGATGAGTATACTACGTGTCAGAAATTGGATACGGATATTAAGGTTTTAGAAAAAAAGATGGTGGATGCTAATCGTGACACTTTGATTTTGGAGAATACAATAAATACATCTAACGTGGCTCTTTTAAAGATTTTAGATTTAGTAAAATTATACCATCAACGCAAAACCGATATAGAAAATAATATTTCAGTGGAGGGTAATATTAATAATATATCCTCCAAAATAAAAATTCTTGATGTTTCTATAAAAAATAAAAATAACGAGATTATAAGCGAATTTTCAAAAGTAACATATCTGGAAAAAGATAAGGTTGATAAAGAGTTATCCATTAAAAAAATAAAAGAGTTGGAATCGGAATTAATTGCATATAAATACTATGTGGATTCTGTGTCGAGAGACGGTATTCCATTTGAACTCATATCAAAAGCCGTGCCTGTATTAGAAAAGGAAGTAAATCACATTCTGACTCAAATAGTAGAGTTCAGCATCAATATACAGACCGATGGAAAGAATGTGATTACAAATCTTGTATATAATGACAAAAAGTGGCCACTTGAACTATCAAGCGGACTTGAGAAATTCCTCACGTCATTGGTTCTTAGAGTTGCGTTAATAAATATATCAAATCTCCCAAGACCAAATTTCATAGCAATAGATGAAGGTTTCGGTTGTGCGGACGCGGATAACTTGTCATCCATGAGTGCTCTATTTTCTATATTGAAGAATAGTTTTGATTTTATGCTTATAATAAGTCATTTAGATTCAATGAAAGACATGGTTGATAGTCATATTGAAATAAAGAAAGAAAATGGGTTCTCTAAAATAGATAACTAATACCTATTTATAGACACTGAGCATATGCATGGAAGTCTAAAAAGAGGAACTAAATATGATTTATTAAATCGTAAGGTCGATATAGAAGATGTTTCATATCGATCTAAGTATTTCACAGTGTCGGATTTGAATGAGTCATTCTCAGCTGGGAAAAATTTGTTCTCGATAAATGGATCCGACCTTTTAAAGCCCCGAACCAACATTATTCTTGAAATATTGGATTCTAAAAATAATCCATTATATTATGAAGTTGGAAAATCGGGATATGCCTCATATCTGGATACAACGGATTTAGTATTATCTGTTCATGTATATGAATCAACTCCCGCCGGTTTTGGAAAGGTTGTTTTACTAGGTACAACCAAAGAAAACAAAACCGTTAGATGGTCGACCAATATAAAGATTAACCCATTGACGGATAATTCGAGTAAGGTTATATTTTTGAAAGAACCGACAATCGAATTCACCGAGTTTCTATCTCTAATATTAAATGAGGATATTTCATCTAATTCACAGATTATAAATACTATATCGGGGACCATACTTGCATCGGCAATCGTTCCAGAAAGTTATTCTGATTTAGATTCTTTTGATTTTAAAAAAATTGACGTAGATTATCGAATAAAATATGAAAATCCGGCGGCCGTTCTTCCGTCGAATTTATTCTCATCTCAAAATAATCGTAACTCTATAATTCTTTACGTAAATAAAATTGCGTATTTGGATGGCGCCGTACAAAAAACCGCGTCGGTAGACATCACAGAATCATTTGTGGTATCAGATGTGGTTAATAATTATGAATTAAACCTGGATCGGCCGTTTGTTTATAACATAAACGGAGTGAATCAAGTAGTTCCGATACTATCCGCTACATTTGAACAAACTTTCAATTCTTCTATTTATATAACGTCTTCGACCTTAATTTCATCTTCGGGGTTTCGGCCCGACGGAGATGAAGATCCTAATATTTTCTTCTCAAGACAAATAGGCGACGAGGTAGTATTCTTGAAAGAACCTTTTTTGGATGTAGTTTATAAAAATTTAAAAACTCTTTCTGGAAAAGTTCATAGACATAAGGTTTATAGGAGGGGGTTAAATAAAGCGTCAGACTTTGAATGTATATCAGATGAACCACTGGTTGAAACCGAGATTTTCACCGATACATCAACCGTTAATAGATTTTTTAACAAACTTGGGGATTTTTATAATTTAAAGCACATTAATAGATATTATTATACAAGTTCGGCCGATTTGTCCTTGAGTCATAGTTCAGTTGACATTCTCAATTCTATGATATGTAACGTTGACTCAATCAATGAAGATCAATCCAGATATATAATATTAAAAAATGACAGTTCCCTTATTACTATATCCCAATCCAAATCATCATATGTAAACTATAACCAATCTTCGGATTTGGTGAAAACAGGTTCTTCATATGATTCAAATTTTATACAATTATATAAAAATGCGGACTATCTATTTTCATCAAATGTAGATATAACAAAATCAGATCCGTCTTCGGAAAGCAAATTAATTTTTTATTTAACGGGATCATATAATTCAACGTCTTCAAGAAGTGAACAGAATTATGTGGATGGGAAAGGATTGAAATTACACGAATACGTTTTACCTGTTGGGGTGGAGTTTAAAAAGTTTAAAAAAGACGATTTTACTTTTCTGAACTTTTTAAATGATTATATAGGAACACTTGTAATAATTCCCGTAAACATATCAAATTTTAGAATAAGTAAATTATCAATGATTTCTCATGCTGAATTTGGGTTCTCGCCTGACGTTTTTGTTAGTAGGATACCGTTTTCCGTATCAATTAAAAATGAACAATATGAGGTGAAAAGTGAATTTCTAGATGTAAATAATAATTCTATATATTCAAGCATAAGTAGAATCATAAACGTCGATAAATACGGTCAAACATTGTTTAAAAATATTGCGAATTACCTCGTCGCGGATAGTTCAACTATTCAAAATGTTTTATCATCGGGATCTCTAACACTTTCCGCCTCTCGGATACCTGGCACTGGTGAAAATGACTTTGTTGCATCAGGTAATAGAGCTTGTTTGTCGGTTATAGAAAGTTTCGCCGTACAGGAACGTAATATCCTCGACCCATCTCCTTTTTTCATAGTCGAGAATGGAGCGGTTGGAATAGGAACATATGTTAAGATTTCCGGATCTCTTAATATAACTGGTTCCATTAATATGAGTGGATCTGTCTCATTGTTGGTCGGTACAAGCAGTTATGCTTTAAATAGCTTATCAAGCAGTTATGCTTTGAACAGCAGTAAATCGGTGAGCAGCAGTTATTTGAATTATACAAGTGTAGGTTCTTTACCCAACTCCGTTTACTTTACGGCATCCGCATTTTCGGAATCTGCTAGGTCTTCATCTGGTTATATTAAAGCCGAGTTGGCTGGTGTTGGAACTATATATATACCATATTACACGTCTATTTGACTATTTATTATATTATGAACGTTGAAATTAAATCGCTGATAGAGTCGTGTATATATGAGTTTTTTCAATTGAATGAGATTGAATCTAGGATACAACATGCGGAAGATTTAGTTTTCTGGGAAGGATCAAAAGGTGCACTTAGATCTGTGAAGAGCATCGTTGATTTGGAAAAGGGAGGCCATCAAAATTTAACAATAAAATGGGACGGTTCACCTGCTGTAATATTTGGTAGGAATCAAGATGGAAAATTTATATTAACTGATAAGAGCGGATTTTCAGCAAAAGGTTACGACGGGCGGTCAAAGTCGGGTGAAGAGTTGGAGAAAATGTTTTTAAATAGAGGAAAAGTTGGATCGTCTGATAAAAGTGAAGAATATAAACTATTCGCTTCAAATATGAAGAATGTATTTAAGATATTCGAATCGGCCGTTCCTTTAGATTTTAGAGGATTTTTCAAAGGCGATCTTTTGTTTTTTAATCGTCCACCTATTTCAGATGGAAAGTTTGTGTTTAAACCAAACGTAGTAACATATTCGGTTTCAGTAGAGTCTGACTTGGGGAGACGTATACAGAAAAGTTTGGCAGCGGTGGTGATTCACAGAGTAGTAGATGAAGTGGGAGTTGAATCGTCTATCCGAGATTTTAGTATGTTTATGGGAACGAATTTACTCGTAATTCCACCCATCACAATACAATCTCCTCCAATTGTTGATAAATCTAAAGCAAGAGTTTTATTAAATCTTATAAAATCAAAAGGGTCGAGTATAGATAAATTGTTGGATGGATCCACCTTGAATAATATGAGATTGTCGGATTTTCCTGACATACTATATACATACACGAACAGTAAAGTGGATACTGGTTTAGAAAATTTAGGAAATGATTTTCTACGTTGGTTGAAAACAAGCAAAGTTAGCGATAATAAAAAGACCAAAATTGAGGAATATATAAACATAAATAAACAGCCATTTGAATCAATGTGGGAAATAGTTCGTGGGATAATGATGTTGAAAGATGATATAATATTTCAATTAGATAATAGGGAGAACTATATTCAAGCATCAATAGGTTCTCACAGTGGAGGAGAGGGTTATGTATTATCCCACCCAGAGGGAGATATAAAATTTGTTTCTCGATCTGGATTTTCTGCTGCCAATAGATCGTTAAGACGTGAATCTTTATTTATGGAAGGTGGGAATGTATTCAAGTCAACATCCGGTTCACCTGATACTGTTCGTATAAACAAGTTGGATGTTGAACCTACTGTCAAATGGTTAGAACGGGTGACTGGTTTGAATCTCATTGACAATATGTTGGGCACAACCGGTAAAAAGGAATCTTCGGGCGATTTGGATTTGGCGGTTGACGACTCTAAAATTTCAAAAGATGAATTGGTGAATAGATTGTCAAGTTGGGCGAACAAAAACAATCAAGTCCCAAAGGATATTATTAAAAAAACAGGAGACTCAGTTCATTTCAAGACACCTATATCAGGAAATTCAGTCAATGGATATGTTCAGACTGATTTTATGTTCGGAGATCCTACGTGGATGATTTGGAGTATGAGAGGTGGCCAAGATAAATCCGAATATAAGGGGATGTATAGACACGTATTATTGGCAAGTATAGCTAAATATAAAAATTTTAAGTGGTCGTATAAAAATGGATTAGTCGACCGAGAAACTAATAAAATTGTTAGCAAAAATCCCGCTGATATTTCTGTTATTTTATTGGGAAGTGATGCTGTCTCATCGGATTTAGATTATTTTGAGACCATTCTTAATAAAATTAAAAATAATAAAGATTATGAAAAAATGGTGTCTGATGCTAGAGATACACTACTTAAATATGGTATAAAATTTTAATAGTTATATATGAAAAAAGCAAAAAATAAAAGTAATATAGAGATTGTCAAGGGATATCTTGCGGGAGAACGCCCCTTTTCACAATTAGGTTGGACTCCTGATTTGATTGAAAGAAAAGATGGGGAGACGTGGACTGATCCCCGTGGGAAATCTTGGATTCAAAAAGATGGAATGAAGAAGAGAGTTAATACCTCTCTAAAAATACATCCAGATTCGACTAGACAGACATGTAACATATGTAAGATGGACGTTAAGTGGGGAACTCACTTGGATGCTAAAATATATCCAAAAACAGGTCGGTGTTATGACTGTAATATATCTTTCGAAGCTAAATTAAAATTTGAAGGAAAATTTGATAATTATGAAAAGGAAAAGATTTTCAAAAACCAAAAGGGGTTTTGTCTTGATCTTAAATCAAAATTGGAAGAAACCATATATCATTTGGAGAATTCAACCGATGATATTGTGTATATAAATGAAGACGGAAGTCGAGAAACTTGGAAAGATACAACTAAGTCAACGGTTTTAGAAGATGCGAAAAATGATTATAAAGAGTGTATTTCTGCGTTAGAGAGAATAGAGTGTGCCCTTAAAGCGTTATCAAATAATGAGCGAGTCTAAAGTAAACATCCGTGACATTATAAGAGAGGAGTATAAAAAGTGTCTATCCGACCCCATATATTTCATGAAGAAATATGTGAAGATCCAACATACTGAACGGGGGACTTTGCCTTTCGAACTATATCCTTTTCAGGAAAATGCTTTGGGGGATTTAGTAAATAATAAGTATAATATTATATTAAAATCTAGACAGATGGGGATTTCCACGCTTGTCTCCGCATATTCTCTCTGGTTGATGATTTTTCATACAGATAAGACGGTTTTAGTTATAAGTCGTGCTCAAGATGCTTCAAAGGAAATAGTAACTAAAATAAGATTCGCAAATGATCATCTACCATCTTGGTTGAAAGTCCCATGTGTCGAAGATAACAGACTATCAATGAGATTGAAAAACGGTTCCAGAGTTAAAGCTGTGGCCTCTTCTCCAAATGCAGCTCGCGGTGAAGCTGTTTCATTTCTAATTTTAGACGAATGTGCTCACATAAAGGAGGCCGAAGAAATTTGGGTATCTGCTCAAGCAACTCTTTCAACGGGTGGAAGTGCTGTCTTACTCTCTACACCAAACGGAGTAGGTGGGTTTTTTCACAAAATGTGGACCGATTCCGAATCTAATGAGAGTGGATTTGGATTCAATACAATAAAGTTGCCTTGGAACTTACATCCGGAACGAGACCAATTATGGCGAGATAGACAAACCACTCTTCAGGGAGATCCGAGAAAAGCTGCTCAGGAATGCGATTGTGATTTTACCACATCCGGTCATTCTGTAATAGAAGCTGATATTTTAAAGTGGTATAGAGAAACTATCATTAAAGAACCTATAGAAATGAGGGGAAATGATAAGGGCTTGTGGATATGGGAATATCCGAGTTATATAAAATCTTATCTGGTTTGTGCAGACGTTGCTAGGGGTGATGGCGCTGATAAATCAGCATTTCATGTTATAGATATAGAGAATTTAACTCAAGTAGCGGAATATAGAGGGGTTATTGACACTAAGGCTTACGGAAACCTACTCGTATCAATTGCAACTGAATATAACAACGCAATACTGGTTGTAGAAAACAATAATATAGGATGGGCGACCCTCCAACAGATAATAGATAGAAGTTATCCCAATACATTTTATAGTTCAGCCGATGCGACGTATGTTGATGTCGAAAGACAGATGGTTGGGAACATAAATAGGATGGAGAAGAAAATGGTTCCAGGTTTCACCACCACTTCAAAAACTAGACCGTTAATAATTTCAAAATTAGAGTCGTATTTAAGAGAAAGAAGTTTTGGACTTCACTCATCTCGTACGTTGGATGAGTTATCCGTCTTCATGTGGACTGGTAATAGGGCAGAAGCTATGAGTGGTTATAATGACGATCTAGTTACTTCACTCGGCATCGGATTATGGGTGAGAGACACCGCGTTGAGACTTAGAACCGAATCCGATGAGTTTAGAAAAACGTTGATAAATAATATAAGTAAGACTCAAAATTCTGGAGTGTATACCCGATCGGATGACGATGCTAAGAATTCTTGGAGCATGCCAGTTGATACGGGAAATAAATTCAATCCTAACTCAGCCGGACATCGTGAGGATTTATCTTGGTTATTATAAACCCATTACACTATTTATTCATATAAAATGATAATTTATGGAAGATAAGTTTAATCAGCCGGTGGATTTAAAATCGAAAAGTCTATTTGCAAGGCTAAAAAGACTATTTTCAACCGATGTTATAGTTAGAAACGTCGGAGGTAAAATGTTGAAGATAAAGGATACCGATCAGGTTCAATATGCAACTGATAGGAACTCTCTCAAGGATAGATTCAATAGAATTCGCACTTCTGGACACGACCCGAATGGAAAAGATTTCTCTTTAGCATATCACTCTTCTAGAGTAGATTTATTTAGAGATTATGATTTTATGGATGCGGATCCAATTCTCTCATCTGCATTAGATATTTACGCGGACGAGTGTCTCACTGAGAATGAAATGGGAAATATGTTAACCGTAAAGGCAGCGGATGGAAACATAAAGAAGATACTTGAAAATTTGTTCTATGATATTCTGAATGTTGAGTTCAACATGTGGTCGTGGACAAGAAATATGTGTAAATATGGGGATTTTTATTTAAAATTACATATTTCTCCAGAATACGGTATCCACTTTGTAGAACCCATTTCATCTTACAATGTGACGCGGATTGAGAAAAGTGACCCAATTAACAAAAATTACATTAAATACCAAGTAAACTTTGAGGCGGGTCTAAAGGAAGAATTAGAAAATTATCAAGTTGCTCATTTTAGACTTATATCCGATAGCAATTTCATGCCGTATGGAAAATCGATGATTGAGGGAGCGCGGCGAGTTTGGAAACAATTAAGTTTAATGGAAGACGCGATGTTAATACATCGTATAATGAGAGCTCCGGAAAAACGGGTATTTAAGATTGATGTGGGAAATATACCTCCGGCCGAAGTTGATAACTTCATGGAGAGGACCATCAACAAGATGAAGAAAATTCCATATATGGATGAGAAGACCGGAGATTAT